GCAGACTTCGGTGAAGCAGGTGGACTGCGTAATGGTTTGACCGTAAGCAACTTCCACGGCTTCCGTGTATACTCTTCGTCCAATCTGCCAGCACTAGGCACTGGACCGGGAACTGCAGGAACTGCAAACCAGCTCACCAACCTTGGTGTAATTATGGCTGGACATGATTCGTCTGTAGCTACTGCAGAGCAAATCAATAAGACAGAAACATATCGTGACCCTGACAGCTTTGCTGACATTGTTCGTGGTATGCATCTATACGGTCGTAAGATTCTTCGTCCTGAAGCAATCGTTACTGCCCGTTATAACGCAGCGTAAGGGAGGATATAAACTATGGCTACTTTTGATATGACTTCCAGTGATACCGCTGGTGTTGGGGCAAATGTTCTTGCCGTTCCTACCGTTGTAGGTAACGCTGTACGAACTATTGAGGCAATCTTAGATATTGATGCTATGATTACTGCAGGTGCTACCATTGCTAATGGTGACATTTTCCAACTACTTGAAATTCCCTCTGAATCAGTAATGCTTGCTGGTGGAGCGGAAATTATGAAGTCCTTTACTGCAAGTTGTACTTGTAATATTGACTTTGCTGGTGGAGATGACATTGTTGACGGTGCTGCACTTGATGCTGCTGCTGGTACATACCTTGTAAAAGGTTCTAGCGGTGAAGCTAACATTGTAAATACAGGTGCTGCATCTACTTATGCGGCTGCTGCATTAGCTCTTGTTGGTG